TTACGAAGAAGCATTAGAAGAGATCACAAAGATAGAAGATGAAATGCAATCAAGATTTGAATTACCAGTCGACTTTATAGTTGGTTAATCATCATCGCCAACAAAGCAATGATACACCTTTGTCAATCAATAATCAATAGAAAAAGAAATGGCAACTAACTTCTACTTTCAATCCGGGATTCCAATGGGCAAGCGCTCTGAGTCTCTATTGATGGAAGATTTGATTATTGAATGTTTAAAGATTTACGGGTTCGACTGCTATTATCTTCCCAGAAGAGCGGTCAACAGAGATTTTATTTTAAACGAAGATCCCACTAATAAGTATGAAGATGGCTTCCCAATAGAAGCATATCTTGAAAACACCACGGGGTTTGGTGGTACAGATTTATTGAGCAAGTTTGGTCTTGAAATACAAGACACAGCGACTTTTATTGTGGCAAGACGTAGGTGGGATGAATCAGTGGGTCGTAAGAGAGCGTCTGTTCTGATTAACAGACCTGCAGAGGGTGATTTGCTTTACTTTCCGTTAACGAAATCTTTCTTTGAGATTAAATACGTTGAGGTAAAGGATCCGTTTTTCCAAGTTGGTAAACTTTATGTGTATAAGCTGGAATGTGAACTATTCCAGTACAGCCATGAAGATGTTAACACAGAAATTAAAGAAATTGATTCTATCATTGATGACTTTGATCAAGGGGTCAATTCTTACGCTATTACATTTGAGGATGACACATCTCTCTTATTAGAGACAGATAATCCTTCTGAATTATTAATTGAAACATTTGATATCAATAATACAGACAAGAATGCACAAAACGATGATTTTGAAACAGGTGTAACAGATATTCTTGATTTTACAGATCGCAACCCATTTGGTGAGGTTTATACGCAATAATGTTAAGCACAGGAAACTTCTATTGGGGTACGATGAGAAAATGCATTATTGCATTTGGTAACCTCTTTAATAACATAGAAATTGATCGTTTGAATCCAAACGGGTCTATTAATAAAACTATTCGAGTGCCTTTAGCGTATGCACCTAGGCAAAAATTTCTTGCAAGGATAGATCAATTACCCAATGCAGAGGAAAGAAACGTACAGATTACACTTCCTCGCATGTCATTTGAATTGGTTAGAGTGCAATATGATCCCAGCAGGAAAATTGGAACAACACAACAAAATAGGTACGTCACTTCTAGTAATAACATTCTTACTACGCAATATGCACCTGTACCGTATAACATAGTTTTAAACCTTTATATCTACTCAAAGAATTCTGATGACGCTTTACAGATAGTAGAACAAATACTTCCATACTTTAATCCTGATTTCAATCTAACGATTAAGGCGGTTCCTGCTCTTAATATTAAACATGATATACCTGTTATTTTAGATAGTGTAGATTTCAACGATAATTATGATGGAGAGTTTACTGAGCGTAGAGCTATTATATGGACTCTATCGTTTACGATGAAAACGAACTTCTATGGTCCCTCTTCAAAACAAGGAGTTATTCGTACTGCAAAAGTCAATTATTACAGCGATGAGGCGATGACAAATAGTCTAGGTAATTATACTGTAACAACTAATGCAAACGTTTATCCTGGTAATACAGTTGTATTTGTAGAAACATTTGAGGGATTCGATGACTAATAAGCTAAATGAGGTATTTAACATCGAACCTGCCGCACCTCAGCGTATGCTTAGAGAAGTTCAGGATGATGATTATGATCTGGCGCGCGAGACATTGCGAGAAGTTATCACACAAGGCAGAACAGCCCTTGATGATGTTATTAGTTTAGCACGCAGTAGCGAGCATCCTCGCAGCTATGAGGTAGCAGGACAGATCATGAAAACAATGTCAGATGTTGCGAAGGACTTGTTGACACTTAAGAAACAAAAACTTGACCTTGAAGCTCCAAAAAATTCTCCCATGAATCCTCAAATCGCACAGCAAAATAATATAGTTTTTGCAGGATCGACAGAAGATTTGTTGAAGATGATTCATCAACAACAAGTAAATACAATAGATGTTAGCAGCGACCCCCGTCAAGAATAGGTATAACGGCAATACTAATCTAAAACAGGTTGGTTATGTCATACCCTTCAGTAAAGAACAAATACAGGAACTCATTCGCTGTAAGAATGATCCCATTTACTTCATTCAGAAGTATGTAAAGATTGTTTCTCTTGACTTTGGGCTTGTAAATTTTAATCTTTACGACTATCAAAAGAATTTTATAAACATTCTTGAGAATAACCGCAAGGTTATCAGTATGCAGCCTCGTCAGATGGGAAAGTCACAGACGGTTGCTGCTTACATTCTTTGGTATACTCTGTTTCAATCCAACAAAACAGTGGCAATTCTTGCAAATAAAGCTGCAGCAGCGCGTGAGATATTGTTTCGATATCAGTTGATGTATGAGAATCTACCTCTGTTTTTACAACAGGGTATCAAAACATGGAACAAAGGGGATATTGAACTCGAGAATGGTTCAATTATTTTCACAGCCGCAACCAGTAAATCAGGTGTCCGTGGTCGTTCTGTTAACCTTTTATACGTTGACGAGACCGCTATCATTCCAAACAACATCGCTGAAGAGTTCTTCACTGCTGTATATCCTGTTGTATCAGCAGGTTCAACTACTAAGATCATTTTAACTTCTACTCCATTAGGATTCAATCACTTCTGGAAGTTCTGGAATGATGCACAGCAGGGTAGTAACGGGTTTGTCGCATTAAAAGTCAATTATAGTGAACATCCCGACCGGGATGATAAGTGGGCAGAAGATCAAAGAAAACTCCTGGGAGAACTTAAGTTCAATCAAGAGGTGCTGTGTTCGTTCATTGGATCATCTGCTTCCTTAATTGCGGGGGATGTAATTGCCACAATGTCACCGGTGCCATATGTGTTTACAACTGATGATGGATTAGACATTATAGAGGAACCTCAAAAAGATCATCAATACGTTGTAGTAGTTGATACATCTCGAGGTGTTGGTGGGGATTATTCTGCATTCACCGTTACTGATGTAACGCAGGTGCCGTATAAGTTAGTGGGTAAGTACAGAAATAACCAAATTAGTCCTTTGCTCTATCCAAATATTATACATAAAGTATGCGTTGACTTTAATAATGCCTACGTACTTGTTGAAGTTAACGACATAGGACAACAGATAGCAGATATTCTATACGGAGATTTGGAATATGAAAATATTTTCCGTGTGGGATCAAACGGAAAGGCGGGTCAGTTTCTAACAGCAGGATTCAAAGGCGGATCATCCTTGGGTGTAAGGACAACCAAACAAGTTAAACGAATGGGATGTTCAAATCTTAAGACCTTGATTGAATCTAAAAAGTTACTGATCTTCGATAAGGATGTCATATCAGAGTTATCAACCTTCATAGAAGTTCGCGGATCATACGCAGCAGATGAAGGCTATCATGATGACTTGGTTATGACACTTGTTCTATTAGGATGGGCAAGTAAAGATCCTTATTTTAGAGAATTGACTAACGTCAATCTTCGAAATGCATTATTTGAAAATCAAATGAAACAAATTGAAGAAGAACTGACACCGTTTGGTATGTTAAATACAGGGGTACCTGAAAAGTTACAGCGGAAGTTGCAGATGGTGATTTGTGGATTACAGGTAGCATGGATGAATACATGGGCAAGCTGAAACAAAGTTGGTATGATGATATTCCCCATGAAAATAGGCGATTTCATAAATAAATTCATAACTATAAATTAATTTTAGCATAAACCCGTTCAAGGAGATTCACATGCCTTATCAACTTTCACCTGGTATCGTAGCCACAGAAAAGGACTTAACAACCGTAGTCCCTGCTGTTGCTACATCCGTAGGTGGATTTGCAGGGGAATTCCAGTGGGGGCCTGTAGATGAGCCAACACTTGTAACAAGCGAGGTTGATTTAGTCAACCAGTTTGGAAAACCTGATGCAAATACATACCTATCATTCTTCACCGCTGCAAACTTTTTAGGTTACGCAAACCGCCTCTACAATATTCGTGTTGTGGGTAATGGTGCTTTAAACGCTACACTTGCTGCAAATGTATCTTCAAATACAGCATCTGTTGGCGGTGAATTAATCAAAAACGATAATGATTTTATTGGTGTAACCGCAAATACAAGTATTCTTGTAACAGCAAAGTTCCCGGGTTCATTAGGATCATCTCTTGCTATTGTTCTTGTAGATAATGGAAACTTCGCAAATACAACTGCCACCATGCAGGCACTATTTGATGTGAGGCCCAATGTTTCTACATTTGCATCAACCTATGGTAATGCAGCCGCAAAAGATGAACTACACATTGCTGTTATAGATCAAGATGGATTTATCACAGGTACACAAAATACTGTGCTAGAAAAATTCCAATATCTATCAAAGGCTCCTGATGCTATTGGAGCAGATGGTAGAAGCATCTATTATCAAACTGTAATTAATGAACAGTCAAACTACATTCGTTGGAGAAGTCATCCAACTTCAGCCACTGGCGGCACTGTAAATTGGGGTTCAAGAATAACAGGACCTTCAGGTAATACAAATATTGTATTTGATACCATTACAACCAGCGCAACAGCAAATGTTAATGTTGGGTTTATGTCACTTACAAATGGAGCTATTGGTGGGACTGCAACAGGCGGTCAAATTGCAACAGGATTTGGATTGCTTGAAAACGATGAAATTTATGATATTTCTCTAGTTCCTACCGGTGCGATGGCGGGGTCACATGTAATCACTGTTGTTAACAGCTTAACTGGTGATGGAAAGAGAAATGATGTGGTGGTTTTTGCTTCACCTGAGTACGCAGATGTTCAAGCAAATATCGCAGATTCTACAAAAGCTACAAACGTTACAGGTTATAGAAGTACAGATCTAAACAACTTATCCTCATCATACGTAGTGATGGATAGTGGTTGGAAGTATCAGTACGACCGTTACAATGACGTTTATCGTTGGCTACCACTTAATGGTGATATTGCTGGACTTTGCGCTCGTACAGATTTTACAGCAGATCCTTGGTTCTCACCTGCAGGTGTCAATCGTGGACAGATTCGTAATGTCGTTAAGTTAGCTTTCAATCCTAATAAAGGTCAGCGTGATACACTTTATAAAGCTGGTGTTAATCCTGTTATCTCATCACCAGGATATGGTACAATCCTTTTCGGTGATAAGACACTACAGATCAAACCTAGCGCATTTGATAGAATCAATGTTCGTCGTCTGTTCATTGTTCTTAAGAAAGCAATTACCGCTGCAGCAAGAGCACAACTATTTGAGTTCAATGATG